AGCCAACTGGATTACCAGAGTTCATATCGGGAACATAAAAGTGTGTAAGAATGACGTCATAGTTAGTCAAGTCAGTATTCTTAATGTTAGTCAAGAAGCTACCTTCGCCAGCATCATGCACGAAGCCTGTTGCACTAAGCAGGCGGTGAGTTACGTTACTTCGAGGAATAGAGATAGCATCAGCTACCACACTGTAAGGAGCGTTACCATAAGCAGACAGGTGGTCATAAGCGCCGCTAAGCCAGACACTACCAGTAAGAATAGAGTTGCCTACAGAAAGTAAACGTGCTTTAGCATTACCAGTATTTCCGTCACTAAGATTATACCACTGAAGCCACTGCCCTAAGTAGTTTCGTCTCCTGTAATACATGCCGCCATTGATGAACACGATATACAGCTGATATGCATTAGTGTTACTGCCAATGGTATGTACAAATCCAGCGTCCCTAGTAGGAAGATTAGCGTGGTTAAGCGGTTCAACAGTTAGATATACGCTTTCTGTCTCAATATCGTTTAAATCCCTGCCATCAGCAAGCGTACCGCCGAATCTAATGTAGTCGCTATTCCAAGCCTTCCACTCGCCGCCAGCAGTGTGTCTTCTATACCATGTCTTGCCGTTGCCATTTTCGATATACATCTGGAACCAAGAGCCACCCCAGTCGCCAATTGTTAAGCAATAGCCAGCCTCTGTAGTTGGCGCATTACTAGTGTTGTTAGGTATAACCAGATAAACACTTTGCGGCGTAAGGGTGTTTAGATTACCTCCGCTAGTAATAAGCCCATTATAGAAAACGCTTCCAGAAGTCCAGCTCTGCCAAGCTCCATTGTAAGCTTTTCGTCTGTACCACGTTTTACCGTCAGATGCCCTTACATACATCTGGGTTCTTGTATCTGGCCCACTACCGCCATAAGTATAAACAAAGCCAGTATCAGTAGTAGGGGCATTGACAAGGGTAGAAGATGCAGCGATGTATATAGTCTGAGGGTTTAAGTCGTTGAGATTTTCGTTTCCGCTAAGTATTCCAGTATAGGTGACCACATTACCTATGCCGCCGCCATATACTAAGCCAGTGTCATAAAAATCGGTGCCACTATGCTGATAGATATGACCGTTAGAAGCAAGTACATATGTAGTGTTAATATCACTCATATCATCAGTGCTTTGTACTACAACAGGATTCAAGCTGTCGCCAATAATGGCATTAACCATAGCACTAAGAGTACCGTCTGAAGCATACTGGTCAAGTTTATTGTCTATTTCAGTAGTTACATCGAGATTGTCAAAGTAAGTATTGACATAATCCTGTAATTCGTTGTAGGCATTAAGCAGTTCACCAGCGTTTTCTTCTACCTTAGCCACATCTTCGATAGTGCTATTGATATAGTAAACAACCTTATTTAACAGCTCGTAATAGCTAAGGCTATCATCATACACCAGCGGTAATACCTTCTGGCACCAGAATCGGAACGGTTTAATACCGCTATACTCATCAAAGGTAGGTGTAAAGTCAGCTCCCATGTTAGTTCACTCCTTTCATTACCACAGGTTAAAGAACAAGTCGCTCAGATCGTCTAGAATCATCTGATCAATATTCAAGAATGTCTGTCTAAACTTGAGCAACAGTTCCGAGAAACTCATGTTACTTCTTTTACCAGCAATAGTCTCAATGTAGTCGTCAGTAGTAGACACCCCTCTATTAGTTGTACTAGTACCTGTTTTACTGGTAACGCCAACATTCGTTCCGTGCTCAGTTTTATCAATATCTCTATCATCGCTTACCGTACCAGTTGTATCTGTAGTGCTATGCCCAGTCCTGTCTGTATCATTATCTTCAGTGGTCTTCCTAGCATTAGTGAGATAGTTGCTCAATCCCTGCACGTCAATCCTATCAACACCACCCTGTGGAGTATCGTTGAAGTAATTCCAACCAGTTCCAGTGAAGTCAGTGTGTTCCGTTTCATTTGTTTCACTCTGAGTATCATATGTTCTTACATTGTTATCCTGCGTATTAGACGTAGAATCCTTCGTATAGCTGACATTACCATTATCCTGCGTAGTACCTTCAACATTTTCCTCCGTACTACCTGTGCCCTGATGGTCTACAGTGTAGTCAGTATCATGCAGAGGGTCAAACTCAAGCAGTGCAGAGCTATAGAGCTGGTTATAATATGGCATTATCTCATTCATACGGTTATTAAGCCACAGTTTCCACAGCCCTACCGTTTCAGCACAAATCTCTCTTGTGTAGAAATGTCGGAGGATTTTCTTCTCTAGAGGTAGCCGATACGTTTCGTCAAAGATAGGGAAGTTTTCAAATATCCTGTTAGCAGCATTTGTAACAATAGTGTCAACATCATCGTAACCCTTAGACTCATCAAGCCCATAATACTGTTCACAAATGAACCTTACTTCGGTTGTATACTTGCTCATTCTTTCACCCTCACTGGCGGTTCAACTGACCGTGTTCTTACATCAACAGCGAGCTTCTTGCTTTCGCTCTGAGTGTCATTCTCAAGGATAAACTCATCGTCCTGCTCACGGAAATCATCCCTGTAATCTACTTCAATTTCCAGACCGAACATCTTGTTAATCTGGTCAGCTGCCTGTCTTCTGGCATTTAGACGGTCATATCTAGAGGAAATAACACCGCCCATACTTCTAGCAACCTCATCAGATACTAGCCTTTCCTTCTTCTGGAAGTTGACGTTAGAAATACCAAGGTAAGTGAGAGCTTCATTCCATATCTGTGTCTTCAGAGTATACAGCTTATCAGCCACAAACGGAGCATCAGTCCTAAGAGCAGTAATGCTCTTTGGGTCTAGTCCTTTATCGCCAAAAGCAACAGGAGCGTTACCGTCCATTTCCTTATACAAGTTCAGAAGTGTAAGTCTCTGCTGTTCGTTGCACAGAATAAGCACAGGCGTTTTCTGAGCCCTTGCGTTGACTTCGATGCTTCGGTCAAGGTCAGCTAATTTCCTTGAGAAAAGTTTAGTGTCAAGTACGCTGTTAGTTCTAATCATATTGTTATAAATAATAACGCTGTTCTTATCGTCAAGCTGTCTGCTATATCCGTTTATAGCAAAAGCTCTACGACCAAGAGGGATACGGTACACATTGAATCCACCGTTTACAGCGACCTGTAGGCAAAGATATCCAAGTTCTTCGTCCTTGAAAAACACAGCCTGTCCTTCATAGTACAAGGTAAGCTCTAGAAATCTAGGGTCAATGCTGTCTGGAAGATTCTTCCACTCAAACATTGAGATAGCAAGAGCCGTAAGACGTCTAAGGTAAGCGTTATAAGTACCATTATTCAGCATCAAGCTGTCATCAAATTCAGTCTTTCTTCTACCCATCTTTTCACCACCTTTATACAGGAACGTTATTCAGCCCGTACTGTCCAACATTAGCAGGATTGTTCCAGAAGGTTATACCAGAGTCCATGATAGAACAAATCTTTCTTTCATCGTCAGCAGGAACTGAGCCGTTAATAGTGCAACCGATAGTTTTGATATATGTGAACTCAGGTCTAGCGTTAAGGTTAGGAACTTGCAGTTTCTTAATAGCATAGCCATATCTAGTGAAATAGTCGTCTATGATTTTAGCGTATTCATGCTGAACCGATACACGCCCAAAGTAGAAGTGCTGCTGACTTAAAGAATAGTTAGCTCCTTTATTGGTAAAGTTACCTTTAATAGTATCAGCGGCGATAGAAGCAGAGTAGGCTTCAGACAGAGCCGAGGTTAAAGTGCTGATAGCTGAGTGAGCAGCACCTGTTCTACTCATGAAGTTCATTTCTCTTTGTGGGGCGGCATAATGAAGGGTGTTAGGAGTAATCATTCTGCCTCTTAGAGCGCCGTTGATTATGCCACCAGCTCCTTGAATCAGTATAGGGATAGCATTTTGAGACGCCCAAACCTTGAACGTATCAACGTTCCAAGAGCACATAGGGTACTCGTTAATGGTAAGAGTTTCTGTTTTAAGAGGAATTGCACCACTACCCTTATAGTTAACAGGCTTCAGCGCTATTTGTATAGGGAACGTAACATTACTACCAATTTGAACTCTAGGTCTAAAATGATTGTTAGAGTCTTTCTCAAAGAACTCATATCGAAGGCTTAACCCTGTGCCATTGGCGTTGTCAACATGAAGGTAGTTATAAGGGTAGGTGTACATCTTCTTGTTGACAGGCGTATAGCCGTCAATTGTTTCATTGCCTATCAGAGCAGGAACATTGAATATTTCATCGCTTCCTTTAGCTCCATATAGCAACTCTGTTCCACTATCAGCAATAGAAGGCAGGTGCGTACAGTAACGAGGACACATATAAATAGCTTGAATGGTATCGGGGTCAGCATAGTGTTGCGTTATCAAAGTCTGTATATTTTGAATACCAGTAGGAGAACAAGGATAAGCTACTAACTTGCTACCGCTAAATGTGCCATCATAGAGCGTGCCAGAACTTGAACTAGTAGTTACCATAGAGACTATGATACACATATATGGCAAGTCCCATGTTGCCCCACTAATTTGTCGCGGATTACCGCCAGTTGCACTATCAGCGCTTATACCTGTAGTTTCACCGATAACATTAGAACCAGATTCATAGCTATTGAATACTTGCTCTCCAAGCTCTAGGCTCTCTGGAACAATATTGTCTCCGACATTATCCGTAGGCGTATGCTGTCTGTCAATGAAGCACATATTGAAATCTATATAAGTGAGATAAGTCTGCATCGAATCAATAGTATACTCAATCTCACTAACACTATTATTGATATATGTAATAGAGTCAATGAAAGCATAGAACCACATATAGCTTCCAAACCCCACGCTATTCTGGAACATGAGATAGTTGCAGTCATACAGCCGTTCAGCGTTTACTCCGACACGAATTTTATTTACAGTAACCCTCTGATAGCTATGGTCGTCAAAGGTAAACTTAGCGTATCCTGCGAACACACTCGCCTGTCTTGCATTTTCACCGCTTCCGAAATAGATAGTATTCTGGTAATCAGCATCAACAGGCACGTTCCTCAGTATCTTTAGTTGCCCAGTCGGTACTATATACATACAACCATTCCTTTCCAACGGAGGGTAGAGGACAATCCCCTACCCTCCTTCGTCAAATTAACCCCTAGCAAGAGTGACAGTAGCACCAACGGCAACCGTGCTAGCCTTGAAAGCGCTAGAAGCGGTATAAGTGTCTGTGCCAAGCTTAGCCACAAGGGTAATGTCAGTAGTCTTCTTGTTGTCAGGTACAAGCAGAGCACCGTATTTCTCAACAGCGATAGCGTTAGTAGTAAGAGCCTGCGTCTGTACAAATTCTGGAGTAGTGTCAGCCAGTCCAGCTGTAGCATCGTTGACCTTAAGAGCAATAGCGATACCGTCCGCAGAAACATCCTTAGAAGCAACCGTTACAGTAAGAGATGCAGGATTGCTAGGAGCAGCAGAGGAATCAACGAATACGATAGCATTGGAGAACGGAGAACTAGAAACAGTCTTCCAGACGTTGTAGAAGTAATTCCAGTACAGACCACTAGCGACATACTTCTCGCTCATGTTAGACAGATTGTCATAAATCTGGAACCACTCACGGTCAACAAGGACAGCCTTAACGTTAGCCATGATAGCAAGTTCAGCAGCAGTGACTTCCTCAATCTGGTTAGAACCAGCCATGACAACAGAGAAGCGGTCATTATCGAAAGTAGTCCAGTCGTCAATGATCTTAAGCCTGCCCATGAAGTCAGCTTTATCCATATTGAACGCACTAGCCAGAACATTCACATCATACTGAGCGTTGAACTGAGCATCCATGAAAATGTACTGGTCTGCCTTAGGAGTAGCAGTAGTGACACCAGCCACATTATATTTAGTAGACATGAACGGCAGAAGGTTAGAAGTACCACGGAACGCCACAGCAGCGTTCTTAATATCTGATACATCTACACCGATAGGATACATCTTACCGTGAGCAATAGCCTTAATCATAAGGTACTTGAACAGAAGGAACTCATCATACTCAGCAGCCGTATTAACAGCACCAACGATTCTGGCAATCATATCCTCGACACCGCCGATGCTAGTGAAAGCCATACGAAGGTCTTCATTCTGGATAGTAATAGGATACTGAACCCTATAGTTCATAGTATGGAAAGCAGTACGAACATCGGGCATAGAACGCTTAAGTTCTCTCGCTTCTGCTTTTTCAGCAGAGAACTCTCTAGCCTTAGTGATATTTACAAAGGCTTCCTCTACAGTCTCGCCATACTCCAGATAGCCTTTCTTCAGTTCAGCATACTCGTTGTTAAACGTAGCACTCTTTACACGAACGAGAGCGATACGGTTAATCAGAGCGTTGATAAACTGGTTAGCCAGAGCAGGATAGCCCATAAGTACCTCGCCAACCTTAGGAATGTCAGTCGCCTGTGTTACTTCGGGTACAAGGCTCTGATACTCAAGGCTAGCGTTCTGTCTGATAGTATTAAGAATAGTCAGAGTGGACGCGTTAAGCGCCGTTACTGCAACACGTTTAGCCATAATTATTCACCTCATGTAGTTTTGAACAATGCTTCAAAGGTAAGCTGTTTCGGTTTGTCTTCAATGTCCTCATCCGATTGGTCTTCGTCTGGTTGTTTCGATGGGCTGAAGAAACGCTCCTTATACTTCTTACGCCATTCAGCATCATTCTGTTCATATTTTTCCTTCCAGTTTATATTGCTGTTATCAGCATAACTGGTTAAAGTGTCCGACACATCACTCAGTAGAGAAATCGCTTCGTCGCTAGTATCCTCACCGATACGTTCTCTGAGCAACTGCATAATCTCGTCATTTGTCCTAACAGCCATAATTATCTCCTTATAATAGCAAAACTTTGGTCTGTAGCAAGCATCCACAACGGCATTTTTCTACGGTACACGGGATACGGAATGTCCATATAGATAAAGCCTTGGAATACGTAGTTACTGTACTGGTAGTTACTAGCTCTTGTTAGATGCTCTAGATAGAAGTAAGTACCTTGCCATGCGCTGTTCGATGTTGTAATATCTCCATTCTGCTGTAGCTCTTCAACGATAGCTACATGTCCCGCTCCACCGTTAGGGTCATACCAACACGCAACAGCTCCCAAAGCAGGTGCTTGCCCTTTTTGGAATTGGGCACTTACATCTCCCCACCACTGTCCTCCGTCACTAATGGGCAAAGCAGCAAAACCATTACGGATTTCTGCGTACCGGCCATACGCATAACAGGTGCAGTTAGGCAAGCCATAATTCGAAGCGTAGAAAGGATTACCGTTAGAGTACCACCACGGATTTCCTAGCATACCGCTACTGGTAAGCCTAGGTGTAAATGCCATTCCAAATCAGCTCCTATCTTTACATCAGTAGTTGATTAACTCTACCCTGAATTGCATCATACAGTAGGCGTTCTCGCTCGTC